CCGAGGCGCTAAAGACATTTGTCAACACGGTGCTGGGCGAAAGCTGGGAGGACGATTACGCAGCGAAGGTGGGCGCCGACAGCCTGCTGGAGCGGGCCGAGTTCTACGAGAAGCGGATGGTTCCGGCCGAGGCGTCAGTGCTGACGATCGGCTGCGACGTGCAGGACAACAGATTGAGCCTGAGCGTGTGGGCGTGGGGCCGTGAAGAGGAAGGCTGGCTAGTCGATCGGCAGGTGATCCATGGCGACCCGAGCCGGCCGGAGCCGTGGAAGCAGTTGGACGAATTGATCATGCGGCCGTTTAAGCATGCGATGGGCGGCGAGCTGCGGCCGGACGTGATTTGCATCGACTCTGGCGGCCACCACACAATGGAGGTGTACCAGTACGCCCGCGAGCGCCAGAACCTGGGCGTGATTGCGATCAAGGGTCAGAGCCAGAAGGGCAAACCGCCAATCGGCAAGCCCACCAAGGTCGACCTGAACTACAAAGGCAGGGCGCTGAAAAAGGGCGCTGAGGTGTACCCAGTGGGCGGCGACACAGTGAAAAGCCTGCTGTTTGGCCGACTGAAACACAACGAACCCGGCCCAGGCTTCCTGCACTTCTACGCAGATGCGGGAAAGGAGTATTTCGAGGAGCTGACGGCAGAAAAACAGATCACGCGGTTCGTGCGCGGGTATCCAGAGCGCGTATGGGTTAAAAAGTCCAGCCAGCGAAACGAAGCACTGGACGAGCTGGTGTATGCGTATGCGGCGCTAAATCGGATGTACCAGCGGTACGACCGACGAACTATGTGGGATCAACTTGAGAAACGGCTCGAAAAGCCGGTAGAAAGGGAGCGCAAGGCGCCGCTAAGATCGAACAAGCCCGCAAAGCGGTCGTTCGTTCGCCAATGGTGAGGCCGTGAGAATTCCTCCCTCAATTCGCGCTGGAGACACTGTCACCTGGCGAGACCCCTCCGCCACTGACGTGTTCGGAGCCCCCCTGACCAGCGCGACTCACGGCCTCACCTACTACATCCGGTTCAACCGCAACAACCATGGTGCCACCGTCGTCGGTGTTGCTGATGGAGACGGCTGGCGGTTCACAATCACCGCTGCCGTTAGCGCAGGCTTCCACGAAGACGACACCGGTTACTGGCAGGCAGTTGCCACTGCGAATGTTGGAGGAGCCAAGACGACTCTCGGGTCTGGCACCTTTGATGTCGAGCCGAACCTTGCATACACCGGCACCCCTGCTGCGGTAGACGCACGGTCCCAGGCCCAGAAGGATCTGGACAGCTGCCAGGCCGCAATCCGAGCTCTGATGGCAGGCGGCGCGGTCCAGGAATATCGGATCGGCACCAGAAGCCTCAAGCGCTACGAGCTCGCCGACCTGCTGGCGCTGGAGAGCAAGCTCAAGGCTGATGTCGCTCGCGAGAATAAAGCAGCGATGATCGCAAACGGACTAGGCAACCCTCATAACCTCTTTGTGAGGTTCGGCCGCTAATGGGACTCCGCACACGACTTCTGACGGCCATCGGATTCGGGCCGAAACAACAGCCGGAGCCCGCTAAGCGTCGGCGCCGCACATATGCCGGGGCGATTATCAATCGCCTGACCAGCGACTGGATCAGCAACGGCACCAGCGCTGACGCCGAGATCAAGACCAGCCTGCGCAAGTTGCGCGACCGGTCGCGGCAGATGGTGCGCGACAACCCGTATGCCCGTCAGGCCAAGCGCACGACGCAGATCAACGTGATCGGCGCTGGGGTGAAGATGCAGTCGCAGGTGATGAGCCTGCGCGGCAATCGACGCGACGAGAAGATCAACACGCTGATCGAGGCCAAGTGGGAGCGCTGGTGCCGCAAGGACTACTGCGATGTGGCCGGCAAGCAGAGTTTCAACATGTTCGAGTGGCTGGCGGCCGGTGCGCTGCCAGAAAGCGGCGAGGTGATCTTCAGGATCCACCGCAAGTCGTTCGGCGGCAGCAAGGTGCCGATTGCGCTGGAGATCATCGAGAGCGATCTGCTGGACGATGAGTACAGCGGTGCAGTGAGCGCCAAGGGCAACGAGTGGCGGATGGGGGTCGAGATCGACCGCTACGGCCGGCCGGTGCAGTATGCGTTCCTGACGCGCCATCCGGGCGACTATTGGTTCGCCGGCAGCCCGGATCGGGAAAACGTGAAGCACGTGTTCCTACCGGCCAAGGATGTCATTCACCTGTTTATCCCCGAGCGTCCGAATCAGCACCGCGGTGTGCCCTGGTTTGCGCCGGTGATCACCGACGCCCACCAGCTGGCCGGCTACGAAGAGGCCGCGGTGGTGCGGGCCCGCAGTGCAGCGTCGCTGATGGGATTCGTGACATCACCCGAGGGCGAGCTGGAGGCGGACGACGTTGAAGGCGAACAGCGTGTCACCGAATTCGAGCCCGGGGTGTTCAAATACCTCGACCCGGGCCAGAGCGTCACGGTGCCCGACATCTCGTCACCGGATGCGCAGTATGAGGCGTTCGTTCGCGCCAAGACCCGGCGCTTCGCATCGGGCTTCGGCTGCAGCTATGAGACCCTGTCGAAGGACTTCTCAGAGACCAACTATTCTTCAAGTCGCCTAAGCCTGCTTGAGGATCGCGACCACTGGCGGGTAATGCAGAGCTACTTGATCGAGAATTTCCACATGCGGGTGTTCCGCGAGTGGCTTGACGTGGCGGTGCTCACCGGTCAGCTGGCGCTGCCCGACTTTGAGCTTCGTCCCGAGCGCTACGACAGCCCGAAATGGCTGGCCCGCGGATGGAGCTGGGTTGATCCGCTCAAGGAGGTCAAGGCCTACCGCGAGATGGAAGCGGCCGGCTACATGACCAAGGCGCAGATCTGCGCGCAGCTGGGCGGCGACTTCGACGAGAACATCCAGCAGCTGGCCCGTGAGAAGAAGTCGATCACCGATGCTGGGGTACAGCTTGACGTTGATATGACACCGCCGGCGTCCCCTATTCCTCCCGGGGAGCCTGTGGCGGACGGCGGGGAGGTGGATTCTCCTGAACCGCCTCCCCGCCGGGCCGTGAAATCGCGTCGCAAGAAAGCGACTAAGGTAGAAGAAGTTCAATCCGAGCGTCCAGAAGGGTCGCTTAACTGATGGACGAACTCAAAGAACAAATCGAAGACCCCAAGGAGGATCGCGCCCTGGCCGATCTGACCGAAGAGCAGGTTGCTGCGGTCGGCGATGCCATCGCTGAGATCGTCGCTGAGCACATGATGGAAGTGGTGGAAGACACCATGGAAACGCTGCAGGGCGAAGATCCCGAGGCGGAAACCGAAGCCGAAGAGTCGGTGGAAGAGCGTTCGCTGGAAGGCAAGTACACGCGCACCGAAGTCACGGCCTTTGCGGAGGTGGAGGATCGAACTTTCGAGTTCCCCTTCTCCTCCGAATACCCCGTGGCCCGGTACTTCGGCAACGAAGTGCTGAGCCACGAGCGCGAAGCCGCCGACCTGGGCCGGCTCAACGATGGAGCTCCCCTGCTCTTCAACCACGACCCCGACCGGGTGGTGGGCGTCGTCGAGCGCGCCTGGATCGACGGCGACAAGAAGCGTGGCTACGTGAAGGTCCGCTTCTCTCGCAACAGCTTTGCCAAAGAGGTGATGGCTGATGTCAAAGATGGTGTCCTTCGGGGTGTCAGCTTCGGCTATGCCATCAACAAGATGGAAGAGCGTGGCGAGAGCTTCGTGGCGACTGAATGGAGTCCCTACGAAGTGTCGGTCGTTAGCATTCCGGCTGACCCCACTGTGGGTGTGGGTCGGTCGCTTGCGATCGATTCTGCGGCCACCGCCGCATCACCAACCCCCGAACCGAAGGTTCTCCAAATGGAAAACACCACCCCTGACGTGGAGGTGATCCGGTCCAAGGCCGCCGAGGCCGAGCGTAGCCGTATCGCCGCCATCACTGCACTTGGTGCAAAGCATGGCCTCCAGGATCTGGCTTCCGAGCTGATCGAAGGCGGCCGCTCCGTGGACGAGGCTCGTGCCGCTGTCCTCGACAAACTCGACACCCGCGCCGCCAAAGTGGATCACCGTATCTCCGAGACCCAGGAAGTGGGTCTGAATGACAAAGAGACCCGCAGCTACTCTTTCCTGCGCGCTCTCAACTACCTGGCCAACCCTGGCGACAGGCAGGCTGCTGAAGACGCCAAGTTTGAGCGCGAGGTTTCCGAAGCTGCCACCAAGGCCTACGGCAAGCCCGCCAACGGTCTGATGGTGCCCAACGAGGTGCTGCGCCGCGACCTGGCCACCAGCCCTGCTTCTGCCGGCGGCAACCTGGTTGCTACCGATCTGCTCGCCAGCTCCTTCATCGAGCTGCTGCGCAACCGCCTGGCCCTGGCCAATGTGGGCGCCACCGTGCTGAACGGCCTGCAGGGCAACGTCGCGATTCCCAAGCAGACCGGTGCCGCCAGCGCCTACTGGGTGGGTGAAGGCAGTGCTCCTACCGAGAGCCAAGAAACCCTCGGCCAGGTGACCATGTCGCCCAAGACCGTGGGTGCTTTCGTCGACTACAGCCGCCGCCTGCTGCTCCAGTCCTCGATCGACGTTGAGCAGATGGTCCGCAACGACCTGGCTCGCGTGATCGCTCTGGAGATCGACCGCGCTGGTCTCTACGGCTCCGGTTCCAGCAACCAGCCCCTGGGCCTGGTGAACACCGCTGGCATCAACACCGCCTCCCTGACCGGCTACGGCACCTTCGCCGAACTGGTGGGCATGGAAACCGAGGTGGCCAAGGACAACGCCGACATCGGCGCCATGCGCTACCTGATGAACGCCTCTGCCCGTGGCGCTCTGAAGACCACCGCCAAGTCCGCCTCTGCCGTGGCCGCCGGCTTCGTGTACGAGAACGACGAAGTGAACGGCTACCCCGTGGTGCTGTCCAACCAGCTCCAGCTCGATGACATCGTGTTCGGTGCCTTCAACCAGATGATCATGGGCCTCTGGTCCGGTCTGGATCTGACCCTGGATCCCTACGCCGGCGCCACCAGCGGCACCGTGCGGATCATCGCGCTGCAGGACGTGGACTTCGCTGTCAAGCAAGCCGGCGCCTTCTGCTACGCCACCGGCGCCCTGAGCTGAGCATGATCGCTGGGCTCATTGAGGCCAAGCGGAACTACAACCCCTCCCTGGTTTCGACTGGGGAGGGCTTTCTCTTGGCGTACCGGTCCGAGCCGGAGGATTTCAAAGCCAGCGAGATCGTGCTGGCTGAAATGGACTGCGAAATGAAGGTGCTGAGGAATCAGCGCCTGAAGGTGGCTGGTTACCCCGGCTGCTCGATCGAGGATCCACGCCTGTTCTGGTTTGCAGGCGACCTGTTTATCGCATTCTCGATCGCACGGTATGGCGACGAGCTGGGCTGGAAATGCGTGCAGGCTTACGGGAAGCTGACGAAGAAGGGACGCACCTGGAGCATTCAGCGGGTGATCCTGCCGAAGCATGGCGCCAACGACTGGAGCGGCAAGGAGAAGAACTGGACGTTTTTTGAGGCCGAGGGTGCGCTGCGGTGCATTTATGACATGGGCCTGAGCGGCTGGGTCGTGTTGGAGCTGGATGGCGACGAGGTGGTGCAGGAATGGCGCCACCCTGCCCCGGCCTGGCGCTGGGGTCGCATGAGCGGCGGCTCGCCGGCAGTGGACTGGGAGGGACAGAAGCTGGCGGTGTTTCATTCATGGGAGCGCCATGGTCTGAGACACCGGCTCTATCA